GGATCTGCACAAGATCATGCTTCGGAATTTCACCTTCGATGATGGACGCCCAGCATGAAGTGGTTCCTGGTTCTGTTGTTCTGGAACCCTGAGGTTCAGGAGTTCCAGACCAGGGATGGTTGGCATCCCTATCCGTATCCGACCTACGAGGTTTGCGCCCTTAGACGGGACTACGCCCAGAACTACCTTCCGAGCTTCCAGGAGGGTTCCAACCATATCGTTGATTGTATCCAAGCTGACGATGAGCAGACTGCAATCGACATCGCGAAAGGATGACTGATGAGTGAGTTCAGAAAACCACGCACGACCGAGTTTGCTAGGATCTTCTCCCCCCGCACTGAGAAAGCCGTGAAGGCAATCAGCCTCCTCACCAATGGGACTCGATACGCACCCACAGAGGAAGAGGCCGCCCATACGCTGGAGGTGCTCAAGTCTGCGGTGAATGACATCGCACAACTGTATGGCTTATTGCCATCAGGTGAGGTTGTCGCGAAGGATGTTCCCGAGCCTGGTTCATCCGAGGAGCGCATTGCGGAGAAAGAGGCCGTTATTCTCCGCAGCGGTTTTGCACGGGAGTCCGTGGATGCAAATGTTCGCAGTATTCCGGAAAATCAGCTCACGGCGTATATCACTCGGATCATGCATCGGATGTGTGAGAAGTTCGACACCTGAACTTAATGAGGAGGCAGACCAGAACATTGGCGTTGCCTCCTCTGCTTGTTGAAATTGGTGTCGAGTGGTTAGGACAATGGGTCGCATGTTATTCCGCTCTGTGGAAAAGTCAACAGCAAAAAGGCCCCGCGGTGGGGCCTTTTTCAGTTTTATCTAGACAGACCCCCTAGTTAGGCTTTGGCAATGAAGCCCATTTCCAAACCTACCAGATCTGCACTTGTCCATGGAAGACTGGTGGCCGGGTTGATCTGGAAGTCCGTGAGGCCATACCTCAAGGTCTCTGAGAGGGGGATGTCAGCGGGGCCGTCATAGTTCACGGTGCTCATCCGAACCGTGTGCCGAATGTTCTGAGGAGCGTTTGCACCAGCAAGGGCCACGGTGGAGACCACCAAGGCAGAGAGGTTGCCTGCGCCAGTGTATGCGCTGAGATCCACGGTTTGTCGTTGTTCCGCTGTAATCGCGGTCATACCCGAGGTCGGGTCGTTATCGGCCAGATCGGTGGCGATACCCACCCAGTCGGTCTCTCCTCCGACAGCAGTTGGACGCAGCAGGTTCAGACGGGCATTCCGAGTATCGTTATCGGCAACGATAATCTCAGACATCCACTGTTGTGCGCCAGTGTTGGTAAATGCAGCACCAATCTGGATGGACGTAACCTGCCCAAAGGCAACAACGCCCACCCACTCCAGTTCCAAGGCCAAAGCACCATTCGCATACAGTTGCATGTTCACCTTGGCTCCGTCGTTCTCATATCGAACGTCCACGGAGTTCATCTTATCCTCATTGAAAGGAAACGCCTGCGTTCCCGAAACATTCCCCCCACCATGGTAAACTTTCCCAGTGGTCCTGCCATCTTTGCTGGAGTTGGGATACTTGGTGAGATCGAACAACAGGTTAGCATTGGTATCAAAACCCTTGAGGAGGAAGTAATCCTCGGGGTTACCGCCTGACCAGTTGTTATCAAACCACAGACGGAAATGAGTCCAAGAGACGTTTCCGGCAACAGGGGCAAACGCGATGCTACCCACATTCTGCTGGTTGTTTACGACAATGGCGTAGGGAACCCGTGTGGCATCAAACGAGCCAGCCTGGGTGGATGCCTCGCTGAGAGGCCAATGCACGAGGTTGTTGGAGGCGAAGACGATGTTAGTCATGGGATTGCTCCTTGGTTTACGCTGTTTTCATGAGTTCAATGGTGAAGGCATCAGCATACACACTGTTGACTGCTGAACCTGATGAAGCATGTGCATCGAAAAGCACAGTGAGTTTTACCTTTCGAGTGAGTGTGGGGAGGTTCAGAGGATCCTCCACTGTGCTGTCACGCATCCACTCATTTGTTGGACCTGGATCTGGGCTGTATACGGTGGTTTCCAGCACAGCATCTCCCGCATCCAAAGCATCCAAGGTGACCACCAGTTTGTCATACCCCTCATCGGACATATGGATGAACCTGGCGACGCAGTAGCATAGGCCCGTGTCCACGTCCGTGTAGTCTCCCGCGGGGATATCGATGACCTGGTGCATCTGAGAGTCAACACCCTGACCAAGCTGCTCAGGCACGAAGAAGCGCAGACCCTCTCTATAGGAGGTGCTATAGCCTGGGGCTGTGGTTTCTGAGGTCACCGTGTTGGTGTCCATGGTCCAATCGGTCATGACGGAGTTCTCAGCATCACCATTCACAACAACCAGGGGTGTCAGAATTGTGGGTAGGAACATGGCGTAGGCATCCGCCTCATCGACATCGATCTTTGTATCACCCGTCATACCCGTGAGCACGTTGAGACTTTCTTCATTTAGATCGACTTTCGGGGGAGCAGCTACACCTGATGCTGCATAAAGATCTGCCTCGTTTATATCGATCTTCATGTAGTGCTCTATGCCCAATATGATACAAATATCTCCGCCATTGACCGTGGCTCGCACAGGATCATTCATCCCGGTGAGGGTCATCACATCCAACTCTCCAACAAACGAAGGAACGAGAGCCGTAATCGCGATACCGTTGGATAGCCCCGTATCTGATCCGGAGGGGTTGGTGATGGTGACCTCACAGGTGACGGTCGTCCCGATATCAGCAGTGACCGTTACATAGGTCTCGTTGGTTGCATCGGTGATGTTCACCGTGTCACGCTTCCACTGATATGCGAGAGTTGCACGAGGGGAGGAGGCGAAGGACTGCGCCTCACAGGTGAGCAACGGGGGGGCGACAGGTTCGCCGATGACATCTGGCCCTGTGATTATAGGGTCTCTGTGGAAGGCGGGAACAGCCGCGGCGGTGATGCCCTGATCTTTCCCGAACATCGATGAGATGAAGGGAGATCCACTGAGAATGATTTTCTCAGTCGTCCGATCCTGGACGGCATCAGTTGAAGGTGTCGGTTGGTGCGCCATTAGATCAGAGCACCAGTGACCGAGAAGGTCGCATCGCCAGTGGCGAGGATCCGCATGTCAGGCATATTGGCCCGCGGCATACGGATCACGTTATCGACCGTCACCGTGTAGGATGCATCGGCCGGCGTGAACCAGGCATCCTGATCATTCTTCACCTGAAACTGGACGGAGCCTGTGCCGCAGACACAGGTCACATTCAAGTCAGGAGCAGCCTGATCACCGATTTGGGCAATCACGTCAACGTCCACAGACGTATACCATGTGGGGACGCAGGTGTAATTCGTGGTGCATACAGTCATGAGCTTGCTTTCCAGTCTGAGTTCAGGGTATAGGGATCGAGTAAATAACCATGTAGCACAAGACGAGGTGAACAGGCAATGCTTACACTCCACGAAGTTCGAGAGTCCCTGCCGGCTAATTTCCGGAACAATATCACAGATCACATGGTTGATCAGCTCAACTCTCTTTCAACTGATCCGGAGGAAGCTCGGTATATCCGGGAGAACTTTGTTTCGTTTTCCCAAGTGCTTATGGAGGGGCGATACAAGGTCGGGGACTATGTGAGGGCCGTGATGTATGTCTCACACAAGGTCATGGGGAAATCAAACATAGGTGCCTATGTGGCCACCTTCCCTGAGCGATACCAGTCTATGATCGACAGACAGAAGACGCCCAAGGATATCTCCTCGATCGTCACTGCCTACAACAAGGGGGCACTGGTGACCAAGGTGATGGAGCGGGCGATCGTCCCTTCATGGATCCTGAACCAGGGAATGTTCCAGACGGCCCTTCAGACCCAGCATGACTTGATGATCGACATCACTGTGTCGGACAAGGTGCGCTGTGAGGCGGCCAACAGCCTCCTGACCCATCTGAAGAAGCCGGAGGTGAACAAGGCCGAGCTGAAGATCGAGATTGGCTTGAATGACGGCATGGCGGCCCTCGAAGCCTCCCTGGTTGAGATGAGCGAGCGTCAGCTCAACTCGATCGCCCATGATCCTGGCACCTCGGCCAATGATGTGGCCGGCACAGCTATGAAGACGATCAATCCGTGAGTATGCTCCTGAAGAACCAGACCATCGTCGACAAATATGTCAAGCCAAAAAGCGTCGACGATTATCTGAACGAGGTGGACTTTCAGTTGCTCAACAGCAACTCGAACTATGTCCCCTCCTTGTTCTCGTTGAAGTTTATGAACTTCATTAAATTGGTGAATGGAGACATCGGAGAAGACAACAAAACGCCAGTGATGCATCTGGCGATGCTTGACATCCTTGCTGCGAATTGGCCTAAGATTGCCAACCTCTGTGCCCGAGGCACGGCGAAGACTACTCTATTCATGGAGTATTTGGTTCTCTATCTCGCTATGTTCGGGGAGCTGCCGCAGTTCGGTAAGGTCACGGGGATGCTTTACATATCCGACTCCATGGAGAATGGTGTGAAGTCTGCCCGCAACTCAATCGAGTTCCGTTACAACAACTCGGAGTTCCTTCAGGCTTGGATCCCCTTCGCTCGGTTCACTGAGAACTATTTGGAGTTCAAGAACACTAAGGGCCAGATGCTGGGCGTGAAGATGTTCGGTGCCAAGTCAGGTATCCGTGGAACCAAGATCTTCGGTAAGCGGCCGGTTCTGGCCGTCATGGATGATCTGGTTTCAGATGCCGACAGCAAGTCGGTCACCGCCATGGAGGCTATCAAGGACACAGTATATTC